GATATGAGAAAGGCCAATCCCGATTATTTGCTGATGCTGCCCTGGCATTTTGTCTATGAGTTTTCCCAAAGAGAGCATGAATATTTAAATAGTGGGGGCAAGTTCATTGTTCCTTGTCCGAAACTACAAGTTATAGGCGGCTAGTAATGGCAGATTCAATCATTGCCGATGATGTAGTTGTTGAAGAAGATGTAGTAATTGGTCATGGATGCACTATCTATCCCAATACTATCATCAAGGCTGGAACAACCATCTACCCTCATTGTATGATCGGAGAGCCGCAACCAGAATTTTTTAGGACGGGAGATGCGTACCATAAGCATCCCACTGTTATAGGTAATAATAATATTATTAGACCCTATACCAATATAAGCGAAGGCGTTACCGTTGGAGACAACTGCCATTTCGGAGAGAGAGTCCTTGTGAGAAATGGAACTCTTATTGGAGATAATGTTGGCATAGGAAATCTATGCGATCTACAAGCAGACGTAACTATAGGAGATCATACAAGACTGCACTCTAATGTGCATCTAGGAAGATTTACCACTCTGGGTAACTATGTATGGATTTTTCCCTATGCGGTATTTACCAACGATCCTTATCCCCCGCACGGCAATTTGCAAGGGTCAACTGTATATGATTATTCTATGGTGGCGGTTCATTGTACTGTTATGCCTGGGATTACAATAGGTAAGAATAGCCTATTAGGTTCCCATTCGCTACTGACCAAGAATATAGAAGAGGATGAGCTATGGGTTGGCTCCCCTGCAAAGTTTAAATGTAATCTTTCAGATGTTAAGGGCGAAGGTGACGAAGCACTTTACCCCTGGAAAGAACACCTTAAGGTTCAAAGGGGATATCCGTGGCAGACGTAAACCTATTTCTCTACTATTATCACGAAAACAAATACACTACGGCATTGGCCGCAGAGATAGGGAAATATCTGCCCATACAAGACGACATGAATAGCATTACTACTCATCTTCTTGTTTTGCAGATGGGTGCTAGTGCAAGGCTGGTAGAGATAAAGGAGCAGAACCCTCAAATCCAGTACGGAACATACGTTTGGGATTGTTACGATTGGATATGGGAAGGGCACGACAGAGGGGGCAACGAGCATAATTGGGATGAGTTCGGAGAGCTATGTAAAGTAAGCGAACAGCTATGGACACCCTCACTAGGCCAAAAGAAGAGACTAAAAGAATATTGGGATATTGACAATTGTGATATCATACCGGCTTACGCTCAACTGTTTGATTACGACGACGAGATCACAGATGGGAATTACATATTTAATCCCTTGAGAAAGATACCAGATAGGCAGTACGGATGGTTTGAGCAAGCGTGTGACGAATTAAATATACCCTATAAGACCAGCGGCAAAGAGCAAGGTGAGCCTACAAGGTCATGGGATGAATATAAAAAGGTTGTTGCAGATGCGAGCTTTATTGTTTCTACCTACTATGAAGCCTCGACCGGAGGTATGACCCTGTGGGAAGGCTATAATATAGGTAAGGAGATATTAGTCTGCGACTCTCCGTATCATGGCACGAAAGAACATTTTGGTGATAGGGCACATTATTTTTCAGGATATGAAGATTTAAAAGTTCAGTTAAAACGCCTGTGGGATACTAAAGATCAATTTCCTACGAGGTCGTTAGAATCAAAACAAGAATTTTGCCAACAATTCACTGTAGAAGAGATGGCATTAAATCTAGTAAGTAGTATAACCGATACGGGTTTTTGTTCAATATAATAAGGTAACTGGGGAGTCTCTAAAATGAAAGTCTTTATATATGCCACTAGCCATACTGAATATGTTATTAACATAATTCAAGAGCTATCTAAGCATGTCGAGGTAACGAATAGGCCAGACGGTTCCTGTGATGCCTTCATATCACTGCAAATGGGTCATCATCAAGAATTGATTAATACAGCAAATCAATATCCCGAAGTTAAATTCTTCACCTATGTTTGGGATGCTTATGAGTGGATTTGGGAACATGCTGGAGGATATGATTGGAAGGGCTACGGAGAGCTATGCAATCGAAGCGACGAAGTTTGGACTCCTTCCAGTGGGCAATGCAAGAGAGTAACTCAGCACTGGGGCGTAGCAGAAGAGAAGCTGGTTGCTATCCCTGCTTACGGTCGTCTATTCGACTCCTTTGATATAAAAGATGGAGACTATGTTGGTGATCCTCTTCGTCTAGTTCCAGATAAGCATGAAGGCTGGATTGGCAAGGCGTGTGAGGAGCTTAATATTCCCTATAAGCATGGTGGTCGTGGGCGTGGACAGGTTGGTTTACCACAGGCAGAATATGAAGACTTTATAGCACACGCCAGCTTCCTGGTTTGCCCTTGGTGGGAAATGTCCACTGGGGGCTGCTCGTTAATCGAGGGGTATAATTTGGGCAAAGAAGTACTCTTGTGTAATTCTCCCTATATCGGAGGCAAAGATTACTTTGGTGATCGAGCCCATTACTTTGAGCCAAACTATGAAAGTCTGAGAGACAAGATTGGGCTTATGTGGGATCAACGCAGAACCTTCCCAAGCCGAACGCTTGCAGATAAGAAGGCATGGGTTCAGGAAAACCATAGTCTTCAAACTATCGCTAAAAACATTTTAGGTAGACTACAGGCCGTATGCAAAAGCTAATCTCTCTATCTTCAGATATAATTGACGAGGCCGACATCGAGACGGTGATTGCATGGCTACGTACTAATCCGCAGCTAACCAAAGGCGAGAGAACAAGGTACTTTGAATCAAAGTTTTCCGAATACCTGGGTTGCAAACATTCAATTTACTGTAACTCTGGTTCGTCCGCGAATCTATTGATTGTATCGGCCCTGCAACAGCTTGGGATACTAAAAAACAATAAGGTTATTGTGCCTCAGTTGTCCTGGGCGACTACTTTATTCCCAGTCATGCAGCTAGGACTAACTCCCGTACTGTGTGATTGTAGTAAAGATAACCTGGGCCTCGACATAGACGATTTATATAGAATTATTGAAGAGGAAGAGCCAGCCGCAATCATGCTGGTTCATGTACTTGGCTTTAGCTCATCTATTGTAGAGATCAGAGCAGCTTGCGAATATCACAATATTATTCTTATAGAAGATACTTGCGAGAGTCTAGGGTCTGAAGTCAACGGGCAGAAGCTAGGAACCTTTGGATTGGCCGGTTCTTTTTCCTTCTATTTTGGACACCACATTTCTACTATCGAAGGTGGAATGATCTGTACTAATGACACCGACTTAGCCGACATGCTGAAGATGCTTCGTAGTCATGGTTGGGATCGTGATCTGTCACCGCAAAAGCAGCAAGAGCTACGCACTGAACATGATGTTAATAATTTTGGTGCTCTATACAAATTTTACCACGCTGGATTTAATTGTCGTGCCACCGACCTACAAGCGGTAATCGGCATCAATCAGATGGAGAAGCTTCAGAGGATAATTAGCAGTAGAGAAAAGAACTATCATTTGTACCGGCAGCAGCTTAATGATAATGTGTGGAAGCCCGTAGTGACTGATACTCAGAACGTAGTCTCCAACATGGGCTATCCCCTCGCCACCCCTAATCGTGATGAAGTAGTGGCAAAGCTGCATGAAAATAAGATTGATTATCGGCCCATCATTTCTGGAAGCATGGGAATGCAGCCAGTCTGGGTAAGACAATACGGAATACAGATAGGTCACAACTCATCCTACTTTGATGACTACGGGCTATATGTTCCCAACAACCAAGACCTGACAGAAGAAGAAATAGCTAGGGTCTGCTCTATAGTAAACGAGGCCAGTCAGTCATGAGAATTTTTGCCCACTACAATCTGTCGAATGGATCGTATTCAGAGAACCTTGTTGAGGCGTTGACTAAGTATGCAGATGTTACCGTAGACCGCCCGCCCCCAGGATGCCACATCGACATCTTTTTGTCCTTGTCAATGGGTCACGACGACGTATTGTTGGAAGTACAAAGAAATACTCCTAACTCTAAAATGGTAACTTATGTGTGGGACTGCTATGGCTGGATCATGGATCAAGACGACCGCTATGACTGGGAGGCTTACGGAAGGCTCATTAAGGGTAGCCATGCAGTTTTAACCCCTTCTCATGGACAGACGCTTAGGCTAAAAGAGCATTGGGATGTTGATGACTCTAAGGTCATTAGGTGCTATGGTCAGTATTTTGACCACGATAACGTAAGAGATGGTAATTACGTGTGTAATGCTATGCGTGAGATTCCCGACCGACAGTTGGGGTGGGTTGATAGAGCTTGTCACGAGTTGCAGATACCCTATAATCATGGCGGCAGGAAAAGGGGTCAGACGGGACGTACTTGGGACGAGTATAAAGATTTTATCGCAGGGGCGAGCTTTATAGTCTGTCCCTGGTACGAAGCGTCTACAGGAGGCATGTCATTACTAGAGGGGTATAATTTAGGAAAAGAGGTTTTAGTTTGTGATAGTCCATACTTAGGTGCTAAGGACTACTTTGGAGATAGGGCTCATTACTATCAGCCCGATTATCCTTCAATGAAAGCTAAAATTAAAGAGATGTGGGAAAATAAAGACAGCTTTCCTAGCCGTCCTTTAGAGGACAAGCAAGAATTTTGTTCTCAATTTTCTGCCGACAAGTTCGCAGAAAGACTATACCTTACGCTTAAGGGGCTGCTATGAAGGTATACATAGGCTCAGACCGAAACGAAGAGATAGGCTACTTGTGTAAAACACATGCTGAGCTTATGATTCCTAGCGGCTTTGAATTAATAGAGAATATTGATGAGTGCGATATATTTATATCTATCTTATATGACAAAATTATTGACCAGTCGTTTATTGATAGTAAAGAACGCTGTGTAAATTTTCATCCTGGTCTTTTGCCAGGATACAGGGGTTCTGGGGCATATAGCTGGGTTTTATTGAATAGAGAGGAAGAGACGGGGATAACGGTCCACGAAATAGACTATAATATTGACAGTGGGCCTATCATTGATACTCGTACAACTTTAATCTATCCTAAAGATACGGCGGGAACGCTATTTGACCGATGTATGAAGCTTTTATACAGTGCGTTTTGTGATAATTTTTATGATATTCTATATGGCAGCTATGCCACTTATCCTAATCATGGCGGCAAAATATACTTGCGTAAGCAATTAAAAGAGGCTAAGGATATAACTAATATAGTCAAAGCCTTTACTTTTCCAGATAAAGAGAATTGTTATTACTATAACAAGGAAAACGAAAAAATTTATATACAGTGGGAGACAAGTTAATGGCCGATCCAATTCTTAATACAAAAGCCGAGAAATTAATTTGGGTAGCACAGCCCTCGCTTGGTTTAGAAGAAGCTACGGCAGTCGCCAGTGCTGTCGCTGACAATTGGATTTCTCAAGGCCCGAAAGTTAAGGAGTTTGAAGAGCAAATTGCTAAACAAACCGGAAAACGCTTTGGCTCTGCCTGTAATTCAGGAACTACAGCCTTGCATTTAGCTCTGCATGTGTGCGATGTTGGGCCTGAGCATGAAGTAGTTATTCCAGACTTAACAATGATAGCCTTAGCCAATGCTGTCCTGCTAACTAGAGCCACGCCGGTATTCGCAGACTCTTCTCCCAAGAGTGCGGTAGGCAATGTAGAACTTAATACTTTGAAAGATAAGATCACCGAAAAAACTAAAGCAGTGGTCGTAGTTCATACATACGGTGAGCCAGTTGTAGATATTGAAGAGATCGTAGAATACTGTCATAACAGGGGCATATGGGTGATCGAAGACTGTGCAGAGTGTCACCTGGGACGCTTAAACGGCAAGCCTTTGGGCTCGTTTGGCGATGTTGCTATCTTTTCTTTCTACTCTAATAAGATTATTACCACTGGTGAAGGTGGTATGGTAACTACGAACTTTCAGACTATGAAAGAACGCCTTGACCGTGTTCGCATGCATGCCTTTACTCCAGGTAAGCACTTCTGCCACACCGAGCGAGCATTCGGCTATAGGATGACTGATCTTCAGGCCGCAATCGGTATCGCACAATTAACTAAGGCCGACGACTTTATAGAAAGACGATTGGTCATTCGCAAGCAGTATGAAGAATGTCTTGAAGATGTACCCTATCTTAATATACCTTCCACTACCGATGAGTCTGCTCACTGGGTGATGCCTATGTTGGCTGATAGCCTGAAAGAGAGAGACGGTATCCGTAAACACATGGCCGACCACGGCATTGACTCTAGAACCTACTTTCAACCTATGCACGAACAACAATTCTTGACAAGGTTCGCAGAAGGTAGCTATCCTGTGTCTAAAATTTTAGCTGATAGAGGATTTTATGTCCCACTATACCCCAAACTTAGCAACGAGGACGTTAGTTACGTAATCGGTGTTTTAAGGAGCTATGCATCATGACGATCAAGGCTATCTTGTTTGACCTAGACGGAGTAATAAGTGATACGCACTTAATACACTACGAGGCGTATAGGCAAGCACTATGGGCTTTATACCAACTGGAAATGCCCTTGGACGAGTATAATCTGATGGGAAGTATTCCTACGAGGGGCAGAACTAAATATTTATGCGACCACGGGACGATAGAGAACGATCCCCAAAAAATACATAGTCTGCACCTGCTTAAAAAACAATATACGCAGGACATGATAGAGTCTATGGGAATAGATACACGGCTGCAAGACTTTTTGAGCAAGGGTAAGGAGCTATATAATTTAAGATATGCGGTAGCCTCTAACGCATCTGATGCCTTTGTAAATAATATGCTAGCTATAAAAGGAATTACTTCTTTTTTTGATTCTGTTACTGGTAGCTATTCGATAACCCGATCTAAGCCAAACCCAATGATGTATTTAAATGCAATGGTAAAACTAAACGTTGCTCCAAATGAATCTATAGTAATAGAAGATTCTAGCACCGGCATAGTTGCAGGATATAGAAGTGGGGCTTTTGTTTATCGAGTAAGCACCCCTTTAGATGTTAATGACGACCTGTTAGATACGATTGGACAAATGCAATGAAACATATTTACCTATTGCCAGAAGATGAAGACATCCAGCGTGTAATTGTTACGCAGGTAAATGGATTTATGGAGCAGGAAGATATAGAATTTTGGTCGCTAGATGAGGCCGATATTAAAGCCGATGTCCTGTCGAGGACATTGCCCGAAGACGATTATTTTGTGTTTTGTCCGCTGTACACGTTCCTATTAAGCTCTCCTAACCTGGGCGGGCTTAATGATGTAGTGCAACAGATGAGGAAGCATGAGCTTGACTATGTAAGGCTGCGTAGAGTAGGTGTGGGTAGTAGTAAAAGACTGAAAGGTTCACAAGTGCTGCACGTAGAGAACGGAAATAGTCTTTATCTTGTACCTCATATTTTCTCTACGAAGGCTTTTGCAGAAATGATTGAGAATAGTCGCAAGCGTTCTAGGCTATATTGGGAGTCCATAAGCTTAGCCGGTCTAAAAGGGGCATCTTTTCATCATACGGGCAGTCAGCCGCACAACTCACTATCGTATTGGCACTGCGATCTATATGATACGGTTAGTGATATTGTTACTCCGCATGGATATTGGAACAAGTCGTATCTAGAATATAACAACCAACCCCTTAAAAGGGCTTTGGAGGGCTTAGGTATTGACCCTCGCCACAGGGGAGTGGGATCAATAGGAGGGTGTTGCAGATGATGTGGGCAAATATGGCGAAAAAGTTTTTAGCGGCCTTCGCATCTATGGATTTGGAATCTATGGGAGAAATGTATGATGATGGAGTAGAATTCTATGACATGGGAGAGAGTCACACCTTTGGCAAAGAGGACACTCTCAAAGCTAATAAAAAAGTGTTTGATGAAACGGAATCCATTGCTATTAGGGTTGAAAATTTCTGCTATAGAGATAAATATATATCCTTGGAATGTCTAACACTTACCAAACCCTTGGACGGCCCACCCATAGTCAGGCACGAAGTTTTTATTATAGAGTTCAGTGCCTTTGGATTCATTAAGAATTGTCGTATTTATTAAAAGTGGTCACTTGAATTTTTAGCCACAAAATTAAATTTTACAGGACAAAGAAGTATAAATCGTAGTATATTTGTATTACAAGTTTAATTAAGGTAGGAAAGTGAGGGAAAAATGAAAACGATCAACTCAGTAGACTGGGGCACTCTCTTGGAAGAGAGTAAGGAAGTACGACTTATCGTTCGTGGTTGGAGTGAAGGAGTATTTACCACTCGTGATGCAGTTGGCATGTTGTCCAACTCTCGCTATGCTGGTGCGTTTCGTCACTTGGTGAGAAGCAATGGCAGTAGCTATGGTCGTCGTCTCGCTAGGAAGGCTTTGAAATATCGTAATGTTTAATTGTGACTAAAGACTAGGAGAAACTAAAAGATGAGTGACATGAATAAGTGGATTGGATCAGGTAGATTAACGCGAGATGCTGGTCTAAAATATACGCCTTCCGGTACAGCCGTCACGGAGATTTCCTTATGCTCGAATAGCGTATGGAGAAAAGATGGAGAGAAACAGGAAAAGGCTACGTTTGTAGACATTACCGTTTGGGGTAAGCAAGGAGAGGCCATCGCTGAGTACTTGAAAAAGGGTCAGTATGTGATGGTAGAAGGTCGTCTGGAGTTGGATCAATGGGAAAGTGACGGAGTCAAGCGTTCCCGCCTTCGCGTGGTAGCAGATCGAGTGCATCTTGCACCGCGTTCTACCTCACCTAAAGCTCAAACCGAAAGTGCTGCTTCTACTAAACCCCCCGTAGAAGAAGAAGTTCCCTTTTGAGTTAGCTGTTGAGGCCGATTAAGCACCCCTCATGGGCATCTTTCATTGTGAAAGCTCTGCCCTTTTTTTATTTCTGGGTATACTATGCAAAGCTTTCTTGGACTGATAGAAGATAACTCTCTAGAGAAAGAGATTATTATACATCCTCATTGCAGTGAGGAAAGACCAGGAGAGTATCGTGCAGTTAAAACGCAATCGACAGTAGAGCTAGAGGTTGCTAACTACCTGAACGCTCTAACCCTTCTCTATAAACCTGTAAACGTATTAGAAACAGGTACAGGGCTAGGCTTTGCTGCTTTAGGCATAGTCACCGCCCTTCTTACTAATCAACATCTTTCTGGCCCCTTTATCTTTACTTCTATAGAGATAGGTAAAGAGATACAAGATCAAGCCAAGCTCTACCTCAACACCTTCCTCCCCTATATAAATCTATTAAATAACGATAGCGTGGAAATTTTACAGCATTATAGCGGCCCCCAATTTGATTTTGTTCTACTTGATACCGTCCTTGACGTAAGGCACAAAGAATTAAGGCTACTTTTAGAGCGGGATTTGGTTACAAAGGGCTGTATAATTACTTTACACGACACATCACCTCACCGACATAAGACTATGCCGCCGAATCAAGACAATCGGCCCATGCTCAAAGAGGTTGATAAGCTGTGCAAAGAGTTTAATATTTCAGAAAGATTGGAATTTCCATTTTCCAGAGGACTTTTAACTCTCAGGTGTTAGGATGAATAAGAATAAGTTGTTTAAGAAGTATGTGTTGTGGCTAGGGGGAGCAATTCTTTTGTCCCTTATCTTTATAGTAACTCCACTATGGATCGTACACCCGCCCTTCGGCAAAGCATTCCTTCTCTCTATAGCCCCTAACGTATTCCTGGCCGCTACATGGATGGCCGGTGCTTGGTGGGCTTATGAAAAGGGCTTTAATACATTTGTAGCTGCCACTATGGGTATGATGCCTATTCGCGGCATGGTCTACCTTCCCTGGGTATACGCACTGACACAACTCCCAGGCATTCCCCGCACCCCTTTAATGGTGGGCATGGCTGTTCATTTTGCTATTTGTTTAATTCCAGAAATTGCTATGTTAGCTAATCTTAACCCTACTAAAGTACCAATGGAGAAGAACGATGCAACTGGTTAGAATGTATCCGAAGAACAAGACTGATTACTACTTGGTGGTTGCCGAGGCTTCCGACGCACTTGGTTGGTTGACTGGTATGCTGGCTCAGAAGATGTACTACGGCAGCGGCAGTTGTTGGTTCGACTCGAATGATAAGCGGGTCAATGATTGGAAGTCGTCCGATCTCCACAGTTGCTATACCGAGGGACTTAATAAGGCTTTGGAAAAGAAGAACTGCAAATAATGGCTGATATAGACTTCATTCAAATTGGTGCGAACATAGGCAATACAGCATCAGACCCTCTTTGGCCTATAGTTAGAGAGAGGGGGTGGAAGGGCATCTTTGTCGAGCCTATCGCTCAGAGCTTTGAGCAACTGGTTGAAAACTATAAGGACGTTGACGGATGCTTCTTTGAGAATGTAGCTATACATGCCTATGACGGGGAAGTCACCATGTATAATTCTTCTGAGGGTCATGACCACAGACAGCAAGCTTCTGTTGTGAGGGGGTATTTCCCCAAGGTAAATAATCAAGAGGTTCAAGTCAAGTGTATAACCTTAGCGTCTTTAATAGAAAAGTATGACCTCTTAGGTAAGGAGTTTGAGATACTTCAACTAGACGTAGAGCGTTCAGAGCAAACGATATTACTCAACACAGACTTCACGGATATACTACCTAGAGTTATACGGTTCGAGCATATACATATAAGGCGGGGGCATAAGGATCAGTCAATAGTAAACCACTTAGCCAAGTTTGGATACGAAAGGGTGAGTGACGAATATGATGTTGAGGGTCAAGGATATGACACGATGATGGAAAGAAACCCTCCGTATAGTCGAACTCGCAATCGCAAAGTCAATAGATGATAGACTTCATTCAAAGAGTCATCATAGGTATATCGGTGGAGTTCTAATGTTTACCTTTACACTACATTGTCTAGTAATCGGCCTAGCGGTGTTTACTCACATCGTTATTGTTTATTTCCTTATTAGCGAATATAAGAAAAAAGACTAATGTCTAAGAAAAAAGAGCTATCACAACCTAACTCCGTTGAGCTTCTTGGGTATTATGGTGATGATACTACCATCGCTTGCTCTGCCTGGACATCTACCAGTCGTGATCTGACTGAAGATAAAAAAGAGAGGATTCCAAAGCTAATCAATATGCTTTGGTCTAACGGCCATGAAACCCCTTTTGAAAAAGGTGTTGTTCATTTCTTGGTCGATACAGATATTGCTAGCCACATACATCTTCTTAAACATCGTATTAGCTCGCTGAACGCAGAGTCGGCACGTTATAAAGAATTAAAAGAAAACAAGTACTACCTACCCGAAGATTGGGAGGGGATACAGGTTTCTTCACATCCAGACCCCGAATGTATTGGTCAGTCGTGGATGGACACTCTTAAAGAATATACTAAGCTTGGAAATATGCTGTATCATCAATGTGTTAAAGACCTTGAGCCAACACTGGGACGCAAGCGAGCAAAAGAGTCAGCACGATTCTTCAAGACATACAACAGTCAGATTCAAGCTGATGTAATGTTTAACCTAAGATCGTTCGCCAACTTTATCAAGCTAAGACGCTCTCCACACTCACAGCTTGAGATAAGGAAGGTCGCAGACCAGATGTGGGACTTAGTTGCCAGCATCGAAGGCGAGCCATTCAAGCACACACTGGACGCTATTTGGAGAAAAATAAATGAGTAAAACAATTTTAGCAATCGCCTTTTTAAGCCTCGGCCTTACCGCCTGTGCAGACTATCCCACAGAGCCCGAATGGGCAATCGCCAATGCCGAAAGGTACGAGGCAGAAAATGAAGTAGTTCAATGGGAGGGGAGTCGCATTGATTACACGACCAAAGATTTTGTTTATGAGATAGACTGGGCCAAAAAATGGCACGAGGGCGTGGGCCAAGCTCTTTGGTACGCTATTCTTGTTCCCGATAAAAAGCCAGGGCTGATTCTTTTGGTGAAGGATAAAGACAAAGAACTGAAGTATTGTTTAAGGGCACAGGCAGTTTGTGCCAAGTACGATATCAAACTAGTCATAGAACAGGTCGAGGAAAAATAAGCATGTGTGGAATAGCCGCCTATGTTGGGCCTAGCGAAGCTTTTGATTTTGTTTCAGAGGCTTTAACTAAAATGGAGTACCGTGGATACGACAGTTTTGGAATTGTCGTTGTTGACGATAAGGTAGTTCACACTCAAAAGGCTACTGGGGCTCCTTCCGACCATGTGCTGGCCGTAGCCGATGGAAATATCGCACTGGGTCACACTAGATGGGCCACTCATGGGCCGGTTGATATTTCAAACTGTCATCCCGTCCAATACAAGACTGTTCACGTTGTACATAATGGTATAGTCTTGAACGCTACACAGCACCGTGCCCGTCAAAAGGCAGAGTACGGAGTAGAGCATCAAACTGATACGGATACAGAAATTATTGCCGTAGAGCTTTACTATAAGAACCTTAATGGTCTTGGGATCAATAGCACCAATATCGACTGTCTAGGAGATGTCGGAGCTTTTGTCGCCTACATAGAGGGTCAGGCAGAAGAAGGTCTGTGGGTGTACAGGGGTAGTTCTCCTTTATATTGTAGAAAGGGAAAGATTGCTAGCGACCTACAAGCCTTTAGCGGATATGAAGATGAGGCGTATGAGATACCCAGTACGACCTTTCTCTTTGTCACGGCAGACTCTTTTATGGAGTATAGCCTGGGGTCTATCTATTCTCAAGTAACAGAAGTTCCCCCTATAGTGGCTGACCCCTCCACTATTGTTCATTATATGTTAAAAGAAATTGATGAGCAGAGAAGTTCTACTAGCATTATCTCTGCTGATGCAATCACCTGGAGCAAAAAGAAGTTTCCTCTTAGGGTTAAGCTAGTCGGGTGCGGCAGCAGTTACTATGCAGCCATGTATGCGACTCGCCAGCTAACTCAGCGTAGCTCTGCCCTAGACATAACTGTAGAATATGCTACGGACTTTACATATAGGGGAGTAGAGGATATTTTAGTCTTTATTAGTCAAAGCGGAGAAACTAAGGATGTGTTGGATGCCATTAAGAGTATCGGCTCCCTTGAACGCGACGGAATGAGAGTTCCCGATGTTGTTGTTATGCAAAATAAAAACAAATCATCGCTATCTCAGGCTGCACCAAGCCACGCGACAGTAGTTAATCTAAATGTCGGCCCCGAAATAGGAGTGGCCGCAACTAAAACCTTTACAGCTACTTCGTTAAAGCTACAAGAAATATTCGGGAGGCTTGAAGCGAATAGCCCCCTCTGGCACGAGATTCAGGAACAAATAGATAAGGGGCTGGTAGGACAAATAACTCAGGAACTTATAGATACTATCTCAGGCTACAAGAACATCCTAATCCTTGGATGCTATTGGAGCTACCCCCTAGCTCTGGAGGCAGCACTTAAATTTAAAGAAGTGTCATATATCCATGCCGAGGCTATGAGGGCTTCAGAGATTAAGCATGGCCCTATCGCCCTGATAGACCCCGACACTCTTTGTATCGTTATGGGGGCAGATAGAAATGAAGAAACTAGAAATAACATTTACCAGATTCAAGCTAGAGGCGGCAACGTTTTTGACTTGGGCGATAACGATCTAACCGCTATAATTATGCTTCAGAGAATTGCTTATTATGTAGCCCTGAACAAGGGAATCAATCCAGACAAACCCCGACATTTAGCTAAGGCGGTGACAGTATAATGCAACATCTTGAAAACTCTGAAGTTGGTAAACTACTAGAAGATAAATGGGCCTATGTAATTGATGCGATAGAATCAGCTTTCGTTGATCCAACGGCAGACATGATTCCTAAGACCTACCTAAATGTAGAAGGGGGCGACTATCGTGCAATGCCCGCCGCTCTAGGAGACTTTGCGGGAATCAAATGGATTGGTGTTTTCCCCGACAACTGGAAGCAGGGATTTTCTACAACTCCAGGGATTCTAGTCCTGAACAAGAGGGGCAACGGTAGGTTGCTGCTTACAATGGAGTGCTGCAAGCTCACGGCTATTCGTACCGCAGCAGTCTCTACTATTGCAGCTAAATACTTCACGTTTCCTGCCGACGTAAAGAAGATTGGATTTGTTGGCTGTGGCAATCAAGCCAGTCACCACATTGAAGCCTACCTAAGTCAATTTAATGAAGCGAGAGGATATTCCATTGACGAGGTATTACTCTATGACACAGCATATATCAGCGGCATGTCCGAGGGGTGGAATAATCTGATTGCATCTAAGGATGTTGACTTCAAAGTTTGTGACACTCTAGAGGAACTTACTTCCCAATCTGATATTATTACCCTAACAACTCCTTCTAGAGAACCCTATCTTGGCCTGGAAAATCTTAAGCCTAATGTGCATATCAATGCTGTCGGAGCCGACGCCGTGGGCAAACGCGAAGTCAAGCACGAAGTTTTGTACGGAGCCAAAAACGTTATATGTGACGACCGAGAACAGGCAATGCACTCTGGAGAATTGCAATATAGTACCTCATTCTTGGGGGGCTACGGCAGCGGTCGTCGGCTCGACGTACAATCATTGAACAATATTATACGAGATAACTCATTTCAGCCAAAGGGCATTTCCCTATTCGACTCAACGGGCGTGGCCCTTGAAGACTTGGCCGTGGGAACATTGGTTTTTTCTCTACTTCATGACAGCAGATACCTTAAAGTCACGTAGTATAATTAAAAACCGAGGGCGATTAACTCAGTCCGGTTAGAGTGTCTGCTTTACACGCAGAAAGTCGCTGGTTCAAATCCAGCATTGCCCACTTACTAAATGAAACTTTTTTAGAACAGGAATCCCTGCCGCTCAATGGTGATCGGCAAACAGATTTAACGATCATTTGTAGGTAATTTTGATCGTTTAGTTTTTCTTATAGCATTAATGTTAATGTTAGTAATGCCTAACCCACATGAAGGAGAAGGAAGATGAAGTTGTTGAATGTTGTTTTGTCGTTCTGTGTTTTGTTTGTTGTCAGCGGTGCAGTTGCCGACGAACCGTACAACCCCAAAACTATTTTAGTGGTTGCATACGAGCCATTTGATGGGCGTAAGGCCAACGGCAGCGAAACTGCGGCTATGTATCTCAAGGGTAAGAAGTTTGAAGTTCTGCCGCGAGACACTGGCGTCGTTTATACTGTCAAGGTTTTAGTCTTGCCCGTAGTCTGGCAAGAACCGGAACGGCTGGCGACACGATACATCAGGGATCATAAACCCTCCCTTGTCCTCGGCATGGGAGAGTGTGGCACTTATACTGAAATGCGATTTGAAACGCGAGCCGTTAATTTGCGGTCTGGACAAGACGAAAATGGCGAGTGTCCTATCACAAACTACATCAGCAAGGGTGGGCCTTACTTTAAGCATACTCGCTTAAAGTTTAATAAAGACCTGTTTGACTGCAAGTTTACAAAGTCTAGGTTTGCTGGGAATTACCTTTGCAATAACCTGTTTTATGTCACGCTGGGGGCCACTAAAGCACCAGTAGGATTTGTCCACCTTCCCTCGCAACGAGACGCTTCTGACGAGGATTACCTGAAGCTGGTGCAAAAGAACCTTATTCTGCTACTGGAAGATAATCTTGAGGCCAAGCTCTATACTCCCAAGCCAAGAGCCGATCAGGGGGATATTCCCATGATATTTTTCGACATTCCTGAATAATGCGGAGTATAATTAGAGATGTGGATTAATAGTTTTGATAAATATAATGCTGAGACAGAGGATAAGCAAAGACTGGAGTTATTGTGTGCTTTCTTGGATAGTCACGTACACAACGGCATCCCTCACACTTGTCCTCAAGAGTTTGAAGCTTACCTAAGAAACCTTTCAGAAGATATTAAGCCAATAACACCCAACTATGAGAGTAAAAATGAAAAAGGACAGGAAGGATAAGTTTGGATTTTATATCTCGGAAGATGGACACCAGTTCCACCCTAGCTGGAACGACGGTATGCCCATCAATGAGTTTGTGTCAAAACAAACAGCAGAGGACAAAAAGAACATTAAGAAGGCAGAGGCACTTGACAAGGCAATTGCGATACTTGTCGAGATGGGGCAAAAAGAGCTTGCATATCAAGTAAGGATACAGGCAGATAGTTTACTCGGGCCTTAATTATGATTACTAAGAAAGAGTTTGATTCTTTAGAACCATTTGATCGCGGGTATGTTGTATATATGCTCGGACAATTCGATGATGAGCCGCACGTTCCCCAGGAAAAGAATCCTTATGAGGCGGGCACACTAGAGCATCATCAGTGGCTACAAGGTGGTCATCAAGCTTGGTTCGCAGAAACAGAAATGAAAGGCGATAACAATGACTGAGCTAGTAGAAATGATCACGCTTTATAGATTTCGTATTTGGCAAGACACGGAAACAAAAGAGTATAGGCTAGACGATGGCCTTTATACTCAAGAAGTGCCGATAGATTTTTTAGAGCTATTTAATCAACCCTCTGAAAATGAAGTGTTCGACGAGGATAAGGTGTTTACTGTCTTCACAAAGGATTCTGAGAACTTAAATATCTCTACCGATGAAGGTCAGGATGCCCCTACATTGCTTATCTTCAGTAAAAATAGGGATAAAATCTCAACATATATCGCAGGTATGCTACTTTACCGTGGATTAGACGGAGTATTCAATGTTCAATAAGTCCGCATGGTGTATACTATATTGTTAAGCCATGTAATTTTATTGAATTGTGGAGAATCAGATGAACTGTTTTCGCCGTAGATGCAAGAGCATCGAAGTTGTATTGAAGAACGGGGAAACCATTGTACACGAACATGCTCGCAGAGCTTTGTTCTCGCTGCCGTTTTGGATGAAGGTTGTATCCTATTGTCATGGCAAGCGTTGTGTTCATTGGTATCAACGTCGTGAAGTAGTACGTTGGAATAAGATGCATGCGTGTTGTCGCAAGCATGGGGAAGAAGGAAAGTAAATCGGTAATGGACTGCCTTGTTTTGTATTGTTAATTTTTTTACAAGGAGCTAAATATGCCAGATCGACCTATTATTGATTTTATTCGAGACAATAAGATTTTCCGTAAGATTCTCTTCGTCGGCCTCGCCGTCGGTGGAGTTTACTTTCTGGGAGTGAAAATGGGCTGGTGGCAGTTGACCGTTGGTGGTTAATACCGCAAAACCCCATTGGTCGAGGGGATGAAACTCGACCTAAACATGTAGACATTGTTATAGATTATTAGCTAGACGCGGCTTCGATGCCGCCGCCTCCACTTATAAACTAGGGTTGACCCCCGAAAAGTCATCTGAGTTTTGATCGACTGTGAAGATGACCTGTTCCCTTTAAGGGGGCGAATTGGATTCGATAGGTAGTGGGAAATAATAATTGCATGTCGTAGTTGGAACTGAGGCTACGTTAAAACGGTTCTTTTATTATAGGTGTCGTAGATAATTACGCACTCGCAGCATAAGCTGCGTGAGGGGTTGCCTCTCCCTTATCATCCAAAAGGGGCTTTTTTATTGATATTGGTATATACTAACAGTAGGTATTCAAACAAGCGGAGAATAGCATGGCAGGAATTTGGGAAAGAGTACGCCCCACAGGAGCATTTGAGCATAGACTGCCCATTTTACCTTTCAAGACCGAGCTTACAGGGCTTGCCTTGGGGCTGAGAACGCTTGCAGACTTAAAGACTACCCTCCAAAGTATTTATGAGGGCAATATATTTTCCAGAGAAGAGGTGGATGATATTGAAGCTCTGGCGGTCAACATTGCCGAAGGCACAACAGCACAACGATTAATCTACTCGGCTCGACTAGAGTGGGCGTTGATGGCCGCTGAGTTTGGACAGATAACGGAAGTAGAGTTTCGTACCGCTCTAGGAATTTAACAAGGAGAAAAACAATGAAATGGCTTTCGACACTTACGCTCACTTTTGCTGCTCTTTGTATTGCAAGTTCTTCATACGCCGCAGAAGTTGATGAATACAATAGATTGGTAGCAATTCAGAATCGAGAAATTGCTGCTTATAACAAGGCCAATCAAGAGTGGAAGAAGGAGTTGGTGAGTTTTAATCTGGCGGTGAAGAAATTCATGGAAGTACCGACAAACAACCGTAGCCTGGATGAGCTTCTTCGCCTAAAGCTATGGGAGGCCCGTCTAGAAACATCTTTAAAGTTTCTTAAACAAGAAGAGGCCCGTCTCCGCAAGATGGCCGCTTTTATCAGAGCGTGGGCTGAGCGTCATCCTGAATGGGAAGATATTGAAGAGGATGATGAGGATTCCATTTTCACCTAATTTTAATTGACAATTTATAGCGTATAATTAGCCGTAGAAGGTCGTCTGACCCCTGCGGCTTTTTTATTGCATAGTGGGATATAATATAAGGGTATCACTTTTTTAGTACAGTACAAGGAAACAGATAATGTATATCGGTAGGAACTATGTAAATGGCGTGTTTGAAGCCCGCCGCTCTGAAGAGAAGGCAAGTTTTTCCCTAGTTAGTCCCGCCAATGGAAATCACTTGGGCGACTTTCCCTCTAGTGATGCCAGCGAAGTTTCCGATGCTGTGATGATTGCGTCACAAGCCTTTTCGACATGGAAAGACGTAAGCCGAGTCAATAGGGCAGACCTGTTCGATACTTTATCTCAATTAATTAAAAGAGATACTCAGGAACTGGCAGATGTTATTTCCTATGAAACAGGAAAAAATAGGAACGAGTCCTATGCTGAAGTGATCGAGTCCTTGCATATGTGTCAGTATGTAGCTGGGCAGGGGCGGCTTCCTTACGGTACGGTAGTGAGTTCTGAACTGGCTAGTAAGTCGGCCAAAGTTTTCCGCAAGCCGAAGGGTGTTGTAGCTGTGATCTCGCCCTGGAATTTTCCATTAGCTATTGGTGCTTTCTGGTCGGCGGCTCCTGCTATTGCAGAGGGTAACTGCGTCGTTCATAAGCCTAGCGAACTAACCCCAATGACATCTCAGATGGCGGCTAAACTGTATGATGAAGCTGGATTTCCTGCTGGGGTTTACAACTTAATTCATGGTGCGGAAGATACTGGTAAAAACCTAGTTGCACATCCTGGCACTTCATGCATATTGTTTACTGGTAGTGCTGAAGTAGGAATGGAGATTAGAAGGCACTGTGCTAATACTTGGCACAAGACCTGTTCCTGTGAAATGGGTAGTAAGTCGGCAACAATGATATTTGAAGACGGCAATTTTGATCTGGCGGTAGAGGTTTCTGTAGCTAGTGCATTTAAGCTGTCGGGACAGCGATGCGTTTCTTCTAGCAGACTGCTAATCGAGAGAACTATTTATGATAAGTTTTGTGCCGCATTTCTTAAAGAAGTAAACAAGCTTCGCACTGGAGATGTGTTTGTAGACGAGGACGTATATTACGGCCCGCTAATCTCGCGTGAGGCGGTGACTAAGGTTGAGGGCTATAACACTCAGGTTAGGTCTGCCTCCGCAGCTAACGAGGACATTAATATCCTGTCGGACGATGGGCCAGTACCTCTTGGAGGCAACTTCTTATCCCCATTTGTTTATCAGTCGGAGTGGAAGAATCTTAATGAGCGACCGTTCTTGCGAGAAGAGGTGTTCGGGCCTCACGTAGCCTTGATCCCCTTTGATGACTTGGGGCATGCTATTAAAATTTATAATGATACAGACTATGGCCTAGCTTTAGGTGCTGTAACTGACGACTTTAGAAAGCACCGCAAGCTGGAAGAAGAGTGTGATACCGGCATGCTTTATATTAATGGTGGCAGTATTGCTGCTGAAAGCCATCTGCCGTTTGGTGGAGTTGGTAAGAGTGGTAATGGTTGGAAGTCTGCCGCAGGTACATATCAAGCTGTGACAGAAGAGATATCGGTCACTACTAACTATGAGGAAAAAATGGAATGGGCACAGGGGATGACAAGCTAAGGTGGTATGGGCTGGACAATATTCACCCATACAATATATCGTATTTAAAGAAGCTAGGGTGGTGCGGAAACGGCTGGTATAAGGTTACGGCCAATTACTATCTTATCTTCGTTAAAAATTAATGGACAAGCTAGACTGGGACACGTTTGAGCTATATTATATAGCCTTTCATGAGCGGGAAGTAACCTTTGCAGAATTCAAGGAGATGCTTGAGGACGAAATAGGTACGGACTCCCTGCTCGAATGTGTTGCGGAGTTGAAAAGTAGAAGAAAAGAACTTACCACCACTTACTACAAGGCTAAATTAAAACCAGATGAACTATAAGATAAAGATTATACAAGAAAAGTATGGCTATGTAAACGTAGTCAGCGACAGCATGGATCAAGCATTGCTTCACACCCTTAATCTGAAGGGGCAAGAGGCTGATGAGGCAATCACATTTAACGACGACGAGAACTTTATACAGATAATCGGCATTGATAAAGGAGAATAAGGATGGACTATAGTATTCTTGCTTCGATAGGCTTTATTGTTCTACTAGGGATAGTTACACATAAGGCGTTGGGATAAACATTGGGAGAATAAGATGAAGATTACTAATGCAAGTATTCTGAGCGGGCTAGTCCTTATGGGCATAGTCTTTATCGTGGGCATCTTAGGCATTGCCCTTGTCAAAGTGCTCATGTCTGTGTCTGGAGGGTAGGCTTTAATGAAACATTGCGAGCAGTGTGAAAAAGAACTTCCTCCCCGCAATAACTACGGACAGTATTGCTCGATGCAATGCACCGGCTTAGCACAACAGGATAAAGCATGGGCTGAATTTAGGACTGATGAATATTGGGAAAACATAACTGAAATAAATTGTACTGCTCGTAGATGGCTATTGTTAAAGATACGCTTTAAGTGTATGGGGTGCGGAGAGTTCGATGCCGCCAATAAAGCTGCTGAAGTGCGGTTAGAGGTAGAGCATCTGGACGGGAACCGCAGAAACTGTAGTCTAGACAACTTAACTATTTTATGCCCCAAGTGCATGGAGGGTAATTAGCATGCGACTAGATCACATAGCCTTTCGCGTTACATCTAAAACTAAAGCCTTAGAAACTCTATCTACCCTTCTGGGCTATGGCGATGAGCAGCCCTTTGAAATAGTCTTTGATGATGGCTCTAAGGTAGAATGCTTCGCCTTGTCTCGACGGGGTGATCGTCTAGCCCCCGAGATGTTTGTTTCAGAAGGGGAAGAAGACTCTATAGTAGGTCAATGGGTAGAAGAGAGGGGCGGTCTGGGAGGCGTTCACCATTTTGCTTATACGACAGACAACCTCACCGAAACACATCGAGAATGGAAAGAGCGTGGCGTAGAATTTACAACGGAAGAGATCATTGAGTGTCCAGACGACAATCTGCGGCAGGTTTTTACTCGACCGTTTCCCGAACTGGGCAATCTTATTATTGAATTAATTGAAAGGGGCGACAAGGGGTTCTGCGGTGATTCGGTTAAGCTTCTAATGGAATCTACCCAAGAACAATAAGGTGTTGTAATGGGAGCATATGCCCTAATAGCATCAACCATACTTTATGGTGTTGTTGCAATAGACCTAATCATTAAAAAGAATATTCCTCTAGCAATATGTTTTATCTGCTACGGGATAGCCAACCTAGCCTACCTATGGATGGGGTATTACGGAAATAAATAAATGCTTATAGAGCTTGGCCTAGCGGCGTTTATCGCGTCCTACTTAATAGAAGAAGAGGAATATGAATATGAAGAAGATTCATTTGATGACAGCGATCAATAGCCTGGGCTATGGAGTTGTAGGTTGGAACGTATATAAAGAGTTGGCTAAGCTGGCAGATGTAACTTTGTGGTATATTGGAAATGATATCACGCCTCCAACTCAGGCCACTTCAGAAGATGGTGAGCGTGTAAGGGCAGACATTGCTAAACAAGACGACCTTGATTACACAGCACCTATCTTAAAAATCTGGCATGAATTTCAACTAGCGGAGAGGATTGGAAAAGGGCCGCTCACAGCACTTTCTTTTTGCGAAGTTAGCGAGCTAAATACCCGTAGAATAACTCATTTATCTTCAGCGGATAAATTAGTGCTACCTTCTGAATGGATGGCCGACATTACTCGCCGCCACCTACCCGACAAGTCCCTGTGTGTTGTACCTATGGGTGTCGATAGGACTGTGTTTAACGAGTTTAATAATAATCCCCCTCCCCACGTATGCACTTTTTTTAATTGCGGGAAATGGGAAGTGCGGAAAGGGCACGACATACTACACAGAGCATTTTCTGAAGCCTTTCCCACCGAAACCGATGTTCAGCTTTTAATGATGACAGAGAATCCATTTTTGAGCGATCAGCAGAAAAATTATTGGGAGGGACTGTATCGCCAGGATCGTAGAATTAAGACAATGGCGAGGGTTACACATCAGCAAGAATTAGCCGAGATAATGTCTAAGGTTGATTGTGGTGTCTTTCCTGCTAGGGCTGAAGGTTGGAACCTAGAAGCCTTAGAATTGATGAGCATGGGAAAAGAACTAATCATTACTAACTACTCAGCACACACTCAGTTTTGCAATAGTGATAACGCTCGCCTAATTGATATAGTAGAGGAAGAGCCTATGTATGACGGTCTATGGTTTAAGGGCGATTGTGGGTCATGGGCATCTTTAGAAGGCCAGCCTTACGATCAGCTAGTTGCAGAACTAAGATCGGTATATAAACAGTGGCAGGATAACCCTTCGGGGCTTGTTAACACCGCTGGTATTGAGACAGCACAGAAATCATCGTGGGAAACAACAGCAAAACAACTATTGGAGGCAACTTTAGAATGTTAATTAAATATAAAAAACTACACCCGTATGCAAAGGCTCCGTGGAAGGGCAATGCTACCGACGCTGGATGGGACTTGCATGCTTCCGAAACTATTGAGATTCCAGCCGGTGCATCCGTAACGATTAAGACTGATATTTCTTTTGAAATGCCAGACGATTGTGTGGGCTTGATTTGGCCTCGATCAGGACTAGCAGTTACAAGAGGGGTAGATGTATTTGCTGGAGTCGTTGATTCTGGATATCGTGGAGAGGTTAAAGTCTGCCTATACAACTCAGGCAGGAACGTAGTTGGTATTAACAAGGGTGATCGTATAGCTCAAATCTTGTTTCATAACCTGCCGCTTGTTGCTATGGAAGAAGCTGATGCCTTGTCTCGCACAGACCGTGGAGACGGCGGGTTCGGAAGTAGCGGTCGCTAAATGAATATACAGTCGGATACCAAGCTGGATTTTGACGATGTGCTATTAGCTCCACAGCGAAGCACCTTGACCAGCCGTAAAGAAGTAGACCTGGAAAGAACATTCAAGTTCTACCATAGCACACAAACATGGACAGGGATACCCGTCATGTGTGCGAATATGTCTTTCGCTTCTTTCGATTTAGCTAGAGCTTTGGCGAAACATCGAATGATTACCTGTCTACCAAAGTATCTTTCGGAAGAAGATTTAATAGAGTTTTTTCAAAGCGACGATCCGATTTTAGGGCTGTATCCTTATGCTTGGGTGTCTGTAGGCTTTAAGCGTGAAGAGCAAGCCAAGCTTTTAAATATATCAAAGAATGTACGAGGCCATATTAATATTTGTATTGATGTTCCCAACGGACAAATGGACTGCTTTGTAAAATACTGTGCGGAGATCAGAAGTCTATTTCCTAATAGTATCATCATGGCTGGAAATGTAACTGACCCCTCTTCAACTAGAGAGCTAATTATACATGGCGGGATAGATATAGTCAAGGTGGGTATTGGCCCTGGCTCTGCTTGTACAACAAGGTTTTTAACTGGTTGTGGAGTGCCTCAGTTCAGTGCGTGTATTGATAACGCATACGCTGCTCATGGTTTGAAGCGAAAAGATAAACACTTAGGCTTAATTTGTGCGGACGGTGGCTGTAGGTATGTGGGAGACATTAGCAAAGCGTTTGGTGCTGGCTCTGACTTCTGTATGCTAGGGGGCATGTTTGCGGGAACAGATGAGTGCGTAGGAGACTGGATAACCGAAAGTGATGGGGGGGCTAAGGAGAGCTTTATATACTACGGTATGTCTACTCATCACTCACAAGAAGTAAACGGAGAAGGTAAAAAAGAATACAGGGCGTCAGAGGGAACTAAGATCAAGGTTCCCTATAAAGGGTCAACTGATACTGTAGTCCAAGAGATACTAGGAGGGCTGCGTTCCGCTTGCTCTTATATCGGGGCCACTTCTACTAAAGATATGTCCAAGTGTGCTTCTTTTGTAAAAGTCTCCAGGGTGCATAGCAACCAAAATTCCAGCGTAGTGTTTGGCGTATAATAGTAGTAGTCAGGGCTTCTAGAAAGCACCTGAGCTTTAAACTAAAACGGAGTATTAAAATGAAAATTGCTTTATTCGGTACGGGTCAGATGGGAACTACCATCTCTCATTTTGTAAAGAGAGTGCGGCCAGAGTGTACTATTACGGCTTACGACCAATTGTCCGAATGTCCTGCTGGCATGAAGGTTGATAATTATGAAACTTTAAATGTTCAGGTGGGAAGTTGCGGCAAAAATCCTCTAGAGGGTAAGAAATTTGACTTAGCTTTTTCAGCACTGCCATACTTCTGCAACCTTGCCGTAGCCAACCTGTGCCTTACGGCCAATGTCCCATACTTTGATCTGGGTGGATCAGTGCCGGTGAGCGACAACATCAACTACGCATGTAAACATTCTAGAAAAAAGAAAGCGTCTTTGCTAGGCCGACCCTGGCCCGAATACATACCCTTATTTGGATCATGCCCCTTGCCGCCAGGAACAGTAGCGATACGCCCCACGCTTCATGGTTCAGTATTTACAGACTTGGGACTAGCACCTGGATGGGCTAACATCCTAGCAGAAGAAGCATATCGTAATCTGATGGATGCTGGGGAGCTTCCAGAACATATTAATATGTATTGTGGTGGTCTGCCAGCAGAGCCATACGCAGGACATATAGACCCGTTTGGATATGCCGTAACATGGTCTAAGGAGGGACTGTATAATGAATATGTTGACAAGTGTCTAGTGCTAGAGGGCGGCGAGACAGTCTCTTACGACGGCATGGAAGGACTAGAAGTACTCAGGACGGTTGAACTGGGTGTGCTGGAGGCATTCTTTACTAGTGGAGGGGCTTCACACACCATTGATTTAATGGCAGATCGTGGCGTGGAGAATTGCTCTTATAAAACGCTCCGCTATCCAGGCCACTGCAACCTTATTCGGTACTTTATTAGAGAGAGGGGCTACGACGCGAATGGGCTAGTTAATTTGTTTACTGACCATGCAGAGGGCGACGTTATTATCTTGCAGGTTAGAGCCAAAAGTCGCAACTTGGAATATTGCAAGTCCCATCTGATTAGAAGTGACGAACAATTTAGTGCTATGCAAAAGGCTACGGCGGCAGGATTCGTAGCAGGAGCATTGTCCTCGCCCCAGGCAAACAGACCTTTAACATATGCAGATATTGATATCAAAAAGTTCAACGGACTAATTAGCGAATTAGGAGTACTTCAATGAGATTCTTAATAGCACTGGCATTGACAGCCACCTTACTATGTTCTGATGTTGCCTCCTACGATATTCCTGGTGATTCTGGAGTCTTAGCTATACGCTATGCTAAGAACAAGTCTAAGGTAGTAGTGGAGAGTGTGTCGGGAAAGGTTGTGTTTGAGACTATTGCTGATGATAGTGGCTGGATTACCTGGGAATATGGCGGCTGGTATCCTTTAAAGGTTAACATTATAATTACTCATCCTGATTATCATATGCACGAAATCAGTAATTTTAGCGTATATGCTGGCGAATATCATATGTATATATTTCAACATCAGAAAGAATGGAAATAATAATGGGGCTAAGAAACTTTTTCTCTAACTTATTTAAAAAAAGAGTTAAAGAACCAGAACCAGAACTAAGTTTAGAGCCAGACAATGTCGGTGGGAAGATAGTCATTGAATACTGTCTGGAGACAGAGCAGTTTTTTGTCTCTGCCGACTTTATGGATACTACTACACATTCTGCTGAACTAATGTCGCAGCTTCTTGTGCAACTTGAACTAGGCATGCTTACCAACTATGTATATAGTGCTATAGGTGCTTGGGCTGAAGATGATGATGTGAAGCTTGCCTTTAATGAGAGTGTATTTCTAAGATTAGAGCTTCTCTTGGGCGTTATGGAGAACGCAAAAAAGCAGCTAGCTGTTGATCCCGCTAATGTCTTTAGCGTAAAAAGTGCCCGCGAACAATAAAAGCGGCGACCACTTTTAAAGTTTTTGAATTAGTTTCTCTTTAATTCAAGAGCAGTTATAGTGTATACTATAGTGGACTGTTTTTATAACAAAGGAGGAAATTTCCTGGCAATTTCTATGGTATAATCTAGTAGTAGCAAAGGTTATGCTCAAAACTTAATCAAAGGCAGAAATATGAGCGAACACGACGAGCTTATAATCAATGGTCAAGTATATCCTTATCCTTCGGGCCATAACATATATTGGGAGCCTTGGATTGACGCATACAATAATGATGGAATTGAAGATCAAAAACAAATTATTCAAGAGGCTCATGACGACGAAGAGAATCTATTAAACGAAGATTTAGACCTAGAGAATATAGACAACATTCCTTTCTTCCAAACCCAGATCAAAACTATTTTAACTCCATTCGGAGTTTTACCCTTAACTGAAGAATCGTTAGCTAGTAACCACTTTAAATTTTGGGTGGGCCATGCCAACTTTAAGTTGTGGGATTCTTATTACCAGCTTATTGGTGATATCCTGGGTGTTGAGTCGGTTGATATACTAACTCCTTTGCGGTTCCGCATAGCAGTTGGAAAAATGTTTAAAGATACAGATGTACTGGATCAGGTAAGACTAACTCTAATTAAGGCGGCTGGCGAATGAGCTTGTCAAATAGAAATAGAGTATCGAAGGGTTATATCGTCAATGAAATGCACGAGTTTAATATCCTTCTAGAGTCTCGTGAAATATTCATACATGGATATATTGACAACACCGACGATGATCCTGGTGTTGAATATCGCATGTCTAATAACTTCATAAAAAATATATCTCTATTAACACAACTAAATAGCACAGACCCAATCATTATACATCAACACTCTGTAGGAGGACTATGGAGTGAGGGTATGATGATATACGATGCGATACAAACTTGTACGGCTCCTGTGGTTATGATTTTGCACGGCTCTGCAATTTCTATGGGAAGTATTATTCCTCACGCAGCAGATTTAAGGGTGTGTATGCCCAACTGTTGGTGGATGGTACACGACGGCTATACGGAGATATCTGGATGTACTATGAAACAGGCTAGATCATGGAACGAGTGGGAGCAAAGCCTAAGTAAGCAGATGTTTGAAATTTATACGTCTGTCTGCTTAGAACACGGAAAGTTCTTTAAAGGTAAAAGCGAAGCTCAAGTAAGAAGCTATCTGAAAAGACAGCTTGACAAAAAGGAGGACTGGTGGTTTACCGCCGAGGAATCAGTCAATCTAGGATTTGCCGACGCGATTTGGGGAGCAGAAGGCTACGAGTCCTTAGATAAAATACGATCTCATGTACTTTGAATATTGCAATTATAATAAAGATATCGAAGATTACGACCAAGAGCTAAAAAATATTTTCACTGCAATTGACCAAGGCATAACTGGATTAGCATTGCCTATCCATATGGTGCGAGAGGTGAAAGAATTTATGCCGAAAGGCACGGTCTTGGCTACGTCAATCGACTACCCTTGCGGATATAGTTCCACTAAGGTACGAAGCCACATGGTTCTTAACGCCGTGAAATGCGGAGTTAATGCTATAGACTATGTGCCTAATCAATATTTCCTCAGAAATAAGTGGACCGAGCTAGTATCAGAGATCAAGGGCCATTTAGAGATATGTAGAGAGTATGATGCCACCCTCAGAGTCTTTATAGATGGCACAAAAGCCGACGACATCGTTAGCCTGGGGCTAAGGATGGCAGACCTAGAGATCGAACAGGCGTTTGTCTCCATCGGCTATCACCATCAAGACTTCTTTGATACTTTACTGGATGCCAAGGTTCTAGAAGAAGATACCCCCCTATCTATCATCTTTAATGGCTATATGTGGCGACCAGATCAGGTGGAAATTGTCAAGAAAAGTGGCCTATTTGGGGCCAGAATATACAACTTAAAGCTTTGGTGTAGTTAATCATACAGGATTAGGATAGTTGGTGTTGGAAAGAAAGGATACTATTGCAACATATATGTTGGAGTATATACTATGGGTTTTTGGGATGTAACAGGTGGAGTTGACCGTGGAATCATTAATGGCGTTCCGAGTGGAATGGACAATGATCACGGAAGTATTCGAGCCGTAGGTAGTAACATTGATGAAACCACCAAGTGGAGCAATGTTGCTCTAGGTGAAGGTAATCGTGTTGTGACCGTACCTTCTGGTACTGCGTGGGTTCATGGCCCGTTTGGTGCTGGTGCGTACAATGGTGGCGATCATGTCATTCGTCGAGCCACGACCGATATTGCTGGCGTAAGCAACAATATCATGCTCTTTGGTGCGTCGAATTCGGCTGAGCGTAGCACGGTTCACCAAGTGGCAGCACAGCGTTCCCTCCAGTACAAGGCCGCGATCCGCACGAATAAGTGGAATTCGGTATCTGGTGCATGGGAAGCTGGTTTCCCCGAAGTAGTTCAAAGTGGTTACTGGAGTCAAGAAGTGGATCAGGACGTATCCACAGTTCTTATCGCCAGTGGCGTTGACCAAGAAGCAACTGTTAGCGGTGGTCGCCCAGGCGAATTCACCTACCGTGACGGTAGCCCGAATCCGGTCAATGCGGATTACCCGCAGAACACCACGTTCTAAGATTATTTTTACGATAGTCTTGTTAAAGGCAGAGTACAATTCTTTCGAGTTTTGTACTTTGTCTTTTTTTATAGGGAGATTTAAGTTGAAAGAAGATAAACCACAGGCATTTCATCCCACCGTGGACGAAGATGTAGCCTTTCTCTATGCGAGTGCCAAATGTAAGCACTGCTATGGCCGAGGCGTAATTAAAACGTTGATTCCAGGTACTATCTTAGACGAGGGAGAGGTTACGGCCATTGACTATTGTAGATGCGTGGGGAAAAATAAAAGGAAATATGGATAAAGTAATGGACTGGGATCAGTTTTACATCGGCATGTGTGCGTATGTGTCTCAAAAATCAAAAGACCGTACCACTAAGGTTGGGGCGATCATTGTAGGAGATTGTCACGAGGTTTGAGATTGTCACGAGGTTTTATCTATTGGCTTCAATGGATTTCCTCGTGGTGTTCCCGATGACCATGAGCCGTATCACGAACGGCCCGCCAAATACGCTGTTACGGAGTGCGGAGAACGTAACGCAATATATAATGCGGCACGTAACGGTATCCGTGTTGAGGGTTCTACTTTATACCTTCCCTTTGAGCCCCTACCCTGTTCCAATTGTACCAGAGGTATAATTCAGTCGGGTATCAGGCGTATAGTGGGTACGACTGCCAAGTTTGCAGGTAAGGGAAAGCATTGGAAAGACGATTTGTTTTTATCTGAACAAATGCTAGACCATGCAAAGATTGAAAGAGTGGCTATTGATCTCGACCGCATGGAAGGAATTTTGTAACATTTAGGAGAAAAATAAATTTTAAAAGGGCTGGTACAACTTTTATAATAGAGTATAGGGTGTATGTAATGATAGTCGGGGCTAATGAGCGAGTTAAATCACGCCGTTAAAGCGGCACATCCCGACAGATATGTTGACGGTCGATACCTACCAAGATAAGCATTGGTTGGATGATTGATTTAAACTAAAATAGCAAACCTACCTACTAATTCGATTTAAGTAGTTATGTGACTGTCATTTAACGTGTCGCTTTAAAAAATTACGACTCACCCTATTAAACGCTATGACCTGATAGGGTGGGTCTTTTTTATTATTAAGAGAGGATTTAATACAGTGGAAGTATTTTCTAATTCCTTTTCTGAGGAAACGTGGTTTCAGAAGTACAAGTTCAAGGATGATACTTGCATACAAGACACTTGGAAGAGAGTCGCCAGGGATTTGGCATCTATAGAGGAAGATCAGGATAAGTGGACTAAAAAGTTCTACCAAGCTCTTGAGAGCTTCAAGTTTGTTCCTGGTGGTCGAATCACATCTAATGCAGGAACGGGCCTCACCGGAACTACGATGATTAACTGCTTTCATGGCAGCACTGAGATCATCACCCGCGAAGGCATCTGTAAGATCAAGGACTTGGTCGATAAAGATGTATTGCTCTTGGGCCGTTCTGGAAAGTGGTCATCAGGCAAGATACAATCCTTTGGTAAGCAAAGAATATTTAAGTTAACTGTTAAAAAAAATAGACAGCTTAAAACTATTCTTACCACAGGAAACCATAAGTGGTTTGCCTATACCAAGGCAAATAAAAACCTCGTAGAGCTTACCACGGAGGAACTGCAAAGTTATCATAGGCTTGAGCAGTCCGTCTCTAAATCGCATCACAGCACAAGCCCCTCCCCTATAGGCGTAGCTCAGGGGTTTACATACGGTGATGGGTCAAGCACCCCTTATAATAATGTTGCAACTAATGTAAGTCTACGCGGAGCGAAATACAAGGTTCTAGCTCCTTATTTTGGATTATACTCTGTAAGAACATACGGCGGTTTCTTTCGGATTCCACAACTTCCCAATAGCTGGAGAAGGTTGCCAGAGCTTACAGAGAATGCCTCCTTTCTTCTAGGCTGGCTGGCAGGATATTTCGCTGCCGATGGATGTGTGTCAAGCGAAGGAGAATGCACTGTCGCTAGTGCAGAATTAGATAATATAAAGTTCGTTAAGAGCATATGCTCTGTACTTGGTATTAGATACTTCAAAGAAAAAAGCCAAGAAGGAGTCTCAAATCTAACCAATAGAAATTCTACCATACACTCTCTTTGCTTAGACAGTAAAGACTTAAATAATTCCTTCTTTATTATTCCAGATCACAAGCAAAGGTTTATAGATAAACCTAGAACTAAAAAGCACCATTGGAAGGTTGTATCTGTAGAAGATACAGGTATAGATGACAGCGTATACTGTGCGGTAGTACCGACCACCCACAAGTTTGCCTTAGAAGGCAACATATTAACCTCTAACTGCTTCGTAGACGGGTTTGAAGGCCAAGACCTCGACTCTATCGAGGGCATCTACGACACTCTCCTTAAACAGGCTCAGATTTTAAAATCAGAAGGAGGGTATGGTTTCTGTGCTGATATAATGAGGCCCAACGGGGCTCATATCAAAGGCATTGCAAACCAATCTCCTGGCTCAGTCAAGTTTTTAGAGCTATGGGATAAGTCGTCTGAGATTATTACGGCAGGTTCTAATAAGCAGTCCCGCGATGACGAAAAGAACTTTATCCGCAAAGGGGCACAGATGGTCACTATGTCCTGCTGGCATCCCGACATAGTAGAATTTATTACAGCCAAAGAAACTCCAGGCAGACTTACCAAATTTAATATGTCTGTACTTTGTACTGATAACTTTATGAGTGCTGTTCAGAATGATGAGCCGTGGGATTTAGTTTTTCCGAATTATGAGGCATACAGTAAAGACTACAAGAAGCACTGGGATGGTAACTTAGATAAGTGGGTTGAACTGTGTAATGCAGAAGATGCCTTGGTAGTGTATCACTCCTTCAAGTCTGCTCGTGAACTGTGGGACTTGGTAATGACCAATACCTATAATCGTAATGAGCCAGGAGTGTTGTTCGTAGACACTATGAATAAAATGAATAACTTAAAGTACTGCGAATGGGTTAATGCTACGAACCCTTGCGGTGAGCAAGTACTCCCCATCGGAGGAGTGTGTCTGCTTGGCTCTATTAACCTAGTCCACTTTATAGATGTCGAAAATAAAACCTGGAAGTTCAACGAACTTAAAAAAACAATTCATACGGCTGTTCGCTTCATGGACAACGTTAATGATATCACGAATGTGCCTTTAAAGTCACAGAAAAAATCATTGCAAGAGAAGAGACGGATTGGCCTGGGAGTTTTAGGCTACGGTTCGGCATTGCTAATGGCTCGTGTTAAATATGGTGGCAAGAAAGCTTTGGAAATGACAGAAGAACTAATGGGGTTCTTTACGAATGAGGCATACAAAGCTAATGCTATGCTAGCCAAAGAGAAGGGTGTCTTTGATCTATATGACGAAGAAGAATATCTTAGTAGCGAGTTCTTGAAAAATTTAGATGATGACACCATTAATCTTATTAAAAAGCATGGAATGCGAAACTCTCATGTAACCTCTATTCAGCCTACCGGCAATAGCTCATGCTTTGCCAACCTTGTTAGTGGGGGTATAGAGCCGCTATTTATGCATGGCTATGTTCGTACTTCAATTCAACCTGCTCCTGCCGATCTTCAAATTCCCGTAAAAGTTGACTGGGCTAATAAGAGCTACAAAGGGAATGGCTGGTCGTGGGCACGAGAAGGCGATGAAGACTTACTGGTAACTGAGTTTGAGAATAAGGTATGGAAGTATGATAGGCATCGTGGCCTAACTAAAGAAGAATGGATCGAGGACTATGGGGTGTCTGCTTTAAAGCAAATGGATAAGTGGAATCCCAACTCTCCTTGGGCTGCGTGTACTATGGACTTGTCAGTTGATGCTCATGTAAAAACTATGTCAGTTTTCGCAAAATGGGTAGATTCGGCCATCTCCAAAACCATTAATTTACCCAATGACTACTCATATAGCCACTTTAAGTTGGTGTATAAGAAGGCATGGGAAAACGGCATTAAGGGCTTTACCACATATCGTGCTGGTACTATGACCTCTGTTTTATCGGCAGAATCATCACTAAAAGACCCTATAATTCCTGACAGACCCCGCGAATTACCGTGCGACGTTTACCATATTACGGTAAAAGGTGTTGCTTACTTCGTATTAGTGGGATTATTGGACAAAAATCCACACGAAGTGTTCGCAGGGAAGAATGGATTCATCGACAAAAAAGTGGTTGGTGGGACTATAATAAAGCTAGGTAGACCAAAGGGCGTGTATAAGGCCATTTTAGATAACGGCCTAGAATTATCTCCAATTAATGCTACGTGTTCTGCTGAAGAAGATGCGTTGACTCGAATGACCTCGTTATCTTTACGACATGGTGCAGATATGCACACCGTTGTTGGACAGCTAGAGAAAGTCAAGGGCGATATGCACTGCTTCGCAAAAAGTATGGCACGAGCTATTAAAAAATATATTCCAGATGGATCAAAAGAGGAAGGTCAATGCCCCGATTGTAGTGCAACCGACAGTCTAATTAGACAAGAGGGCTGCATAACTTGCACACAATGCAGTTTCTCCAAATGTGCATAACGCGAAAGGGAAGAACAATATGGAGTTTGATTATAACACTCCCGATGAATTGTTAGATGCCTACCAAAAAGGTCTTGAGGGTGCTGCGTGTAACCCTGAAGATTTGAAGGCATTGCTCGGAGAACTCCCGATGCCTCTATTCGGGGCGGCTGCTTGGGAACTTTCCGAAACCGGCAAGGGTAAGTTAAGCTTGCCATTTAAATCTGTTTTGAAATACGACTCGACCTTTGGCCCTCACGAACGTCAGACTACTGGCGACTGTGTATCTCACTCTACTCGTAATGCTGTAGATATTACACGAGCCGTAGAAATGGATATTAAGGGTGAAGCAGAATCTTGGGAAGCTCGTGGTGCTACGGAAGCCATTTATCAGTCTAGGGGTCATAAGGGGCAAGGCATGTCCTGCTCCGAGGCCGCTAGATATGTTAATAGAATTGGTGGGCTTTTGATTCGTAAGAAATATGATGGTTGCGACCTGTCTATCTACGACTCAAATATCGGGGCTCGCCATCGAGTGCCAAGAGACATTTATGGGAACGAGGCCCATAAGCACCCTGTTAATACTATATCTCTAATCGCTACCGTGGAAGAAGCTTGCGATGCTCTGGCAAATGGCTATGCTCTCTCCTGCTGTAGTGGTCTTGGATTTTCATCCAATCGAGACAAGTATGGTATCGCCAAACGGTCTGGCTCTTGGAGTCATGCAATGGCATGGATAGCTTGTGACGACACCAGAGAAGTATATGATGAAACTTTATTTCTTATTCAGAACAGTTGGGGAAAATGGAATAGTGGCCCTAAGAGGCACGGACAGCCAGACGGTAGCTTTTGGGTAAGAGAAAAAGATGCTCGTTCTATTCTTAATTCTAGAGGCTCGTTTGCCTTTAGTGACGTAGAAGGTTTCCCCGCAAGACAACTACCTGATTATGGTGTAGGAGGATGGTTATAATGTTGGACAAAAGATTTTGGCTAGGCGTATTCTTAATTGTAATGGCCGTACTGTACAAAGGGGGCGGCTCGTCTCCAGACATTGTTAATCCTAAGCTGGAAAAGCCCTCTGATGAGTATGTAGCTCTAGTGGCAGACGTTAGTGTGAGCGACGGGGAAGATGCTAGTAAGTTAGCTGGCGTATTTAAAGCCCTGTCAGAAGGGACTCATAATACCACCCTAGCCTCCAACTTACAAGTACAATATTTCTTGCATGCTGTAGGCATGGGCTCTGTAGGTAATGAGCTTGACGATAAATATCCTGACTTGTCCTCCGCTGTAGTTGCGGCACTTACTAATGTGCTGGGGCCGCAAAATAGTGACATTCCTATTACTGACGAGAAAAAAAGAAATTTGGCAAAATTATTTCACGCTTTGGCCTGGAAACTATATAGCTCTTCGCACGAAGATGTGTATGATAGCTATAAGGCAAAGGCTTTATTGGCAGTAGATGCATATAATAACGTAGACCCTGAACCTGATACGCCAATCGACGATTGTCCGTGCGAAGGTAAGGGCTATATTGTACATGGCGATGGTCATAAAACCGATTGTCCTTGTGTAGCCGCAGGGCGTGAGTGTAACTGCGAGTCGGGAGATTCAGGCACTCAGTGTCAATGTGACACAGGATGCAACTGTGATTCTTCTAGCGGTTGCAAGTGTTCGGTAGAAAAGCCTGAGGCTACGGAGGGTGACGGCGTTAATAACAGTAGTCCAACAGCCACTTCCAGTCGGAAGCGAAGGGGCTTGTTTAGAGGTAGAAGGTGAGCGTCGTGCTAGATGAAAAACAATTGTCGCAGTTGGCGACTCAAGTAAAAAATCCAGAACTATTGCCGTTGGCTAATAAGGTGTACGATGAGTGTAACTCTTTTTCACAAGAGAAAGAAAATTACACTATTGACCCCCTCACAATCATCACCATTATGAAAATAATGATTTGGTTGGCTGAGTGCATGATGAAATGGTTTAATAGTCGAGAGAGGGCGATTGAATCCACACGGAGCCTAAACACATTGAAGCGGTGGATTATTAGGCGTACTGCTACTAAGTACGCTAAGGATAGAAAGGAAGCTTATTATTTAAATCAGGGTATTTGTAGTTCGGTCTACAATCTAACTGACTCTGATCGTGAACTATTATTTGAAGCTGTAGACAAGGAGAATTGAATGAACGATAAGTTGAAGTCACTGTTGACATCGCGTAGGTTTTGGGTTGCCGCTGCTGGCTTGGTAGCCGTTGTGGGTCAAGAGGCGTTTGGCGTTACCCTAAGCACAGACCAGATTATCGCTGTTGGCGGTATTGTAGTTGCTTGGATTTTGGGTGACACGATCCGCGAAACCAAATAAGATAGAGGCAGATTATCATGGATATTCTATTAGGTTTTTTCCAAAATCTAACTCCCATGCAATGGTTGCTGTTGGTTGGTGGTGGATTCTTGGTGTTGCCGGTGCTGCGAAACTATCTTCGCAAAGCATTTGGGCCTCACAACGTGGTAGTTCCGACTCCCGTTCCGTTGAATACGCCCAATGAGCCGGTGGATGACGATGATCCTCCCAGTGTAACAGACTTGGTGTGGCACTGGACTAACCTGTGTGATGCCTGTCATGACGCAGGGTTGCCTGACGCATGTGAGAAGTTGCTTGAAGTGTTCCCTCTACTAGGTGGGGTCTATCGCCCCAAGCCTACACCGGAACCGCTGACACCGAAAGGTCACGAGCATGACACGCCCTAGAGCAGGTTCTCTGCGTAGTGCGATTGTAGACAAGTTCCTAGAGGAAGTTGGCATCACTCGCGAGCAGATTGATCGGGGCACGGCTATTTGGGATCAGGTATCAGTAGAAAACACGGACGACGGACTAGAGATTAGTATCAACCTGAAGAAGGTAAAAATTAGAATTGATACAGAGGGCTCGTAGAAATACGGCCCTCTTTTTATATACCTATGGTTTTCGATCCCAAAATAACAGACGAACTAATGTCTCGGGCAAACCCCTATAGCTCGCCCAAGTTTCTAGATAAGAGAAAGAAAAAGCAACCGCCTCAAACTGACTGGAAGGCGGTATTTTTAATACTATTCTGTTTGTATATACCTTATGTTGTTACTATTATATGGATGGAGCTTTTCTAGTAGACGGGCTCATGAGCGGAGGACAAGTTTACTTCCAATCCAGAACGGGGGAATATATTGAGGTATGGCACGACATAATCGTTGTGATTGCTGCAACCGCATGTTTGACGACGGCGACAATGTAACAGTTATCATACCAAATGTAGAAGTTACAAACCGATACCTTAAAGAAGATGCATCGGTAAGATTGAAACTGTCGCCAGAGGGCGTAGAAATAAGAGCCTCAAAGCTCTACTGCTCAAACTGCTTGAATTATTCGGGATATATTCTAGAGGAATAACATGAACCCTTAAAATAAATTGGCAATGCTATCGTTAGCGTTGCCTTTTTTTATACTATAATAAGGATAAGGCGATGCAGACGTTTAACTGGAAAGAACTAGGTGCTGCTGACGGTTTTGTACAGCACGTTGAAGAATATTTTTTCCCTGGTATGTCCTGGGACAATTACGGAGCTTGGCTATTAGTTCCCGAGGACGCTAAGCATTATCAAGATGTACGACCAATGTGGCAATACGAAAAGATATATCAAGAGTGGTTAAAGAAGCCAAAAAAGAAAGTTAACTTGGGTGCAAATGATGTTATCTGGGGTCCAGATATTGAACTTATTGAAACCAGTTTGGCAGACAAGGCCGCTCTTGATGATGCGATCTCTAAGATTAGAGTATGGAGTATGATTAGAGTATGGAGTATGGAAGATCGGTTCACTGCCAATATGTTTGGATAATTGACCACTTTTAATTTTATCTAATTTGTGTATCATAAGAAACAAGGAGAGTTATTGTGCCTGAATATAGTTTTGAATGTGAGGACTGTCAGACCCTGTTTATCGAGGTGTGGGCCATATCAGCCTACGACAAGAAGATAAAAAGTGTCCAATGCCCCGCATGTCATAGCAAGCACGTTTATCGTGACTACCAATCTGATCGAGTAACACCTAACTATATCAAGGGACTACACGAGTGTACAACCATTGGTGAGTATGCCGATAAGCAAACCGAGAAGTACGGCAAAGACAAGTGCGAGGAAATGACTCGCGGCTTTAATGAGTACCGTAACAAAAAGAGTACTAAAGAATTGCCGAAGGGTATGTCACGGATGGAAAGTACGGATCAACTACCTAGCTCGCTCATCAAGAGTCAAGCTAAACGCAAACGTAAGAAGAAAGGCTAAACTATGGCACACTTTCACACGATTAAAGGCAATAAAAAGGATAATACGGGCGAGCAGTCTGTAGATATCTTTACCTTCAAGGGTCAAGAAGATTTTCTAAATGATGAAGAGTGTCCTATGCTCGAAGCTCCTGGTGAAGACGTAGACCTATTCACCTTAGTAGATGCCTATGCCATTCTAGTAAACAACGGTACAAGTATTAAGTACTATGTTAAGCGGGGTAAATACGGCAAGCTATTTAATCCTATCGGAATGTACAGCGAAGGAACGCAGAGAAAACAACATCGTCATGCGGGCAAACCTGCTTGGGAATTTAAGCAGTGCTCCAAAAAGGTTTTTACACACTATACTCATTTTTTACGTACTCGCAATGCTGCGTGGCTTAACAATGCGGAAAGGGAAGTTTAATGGCAAAAGGCAAATTAACAAATATTGAAAAGTATGCAATAGTGGGCATGTTGGAAGATGACCATTCTTTTGAAGATATAGCCAATGAGATTGGCCGTAGCCCTCGGACAGTAGAAAACTACGTCAAGAGTATAGAGGCAGAAGAAGAGGTTGTTGCTGAAGATACTAAAGAGAAGGGCAAGAATAAGTCACTTTTTGTACGCAAGACTGCGGGTCAGCAGCATGACGGTGTTAGTATCATGACTGAATCAGAATCGGCCAGAGGCGAAGTCAAAAAGGGTAAATCTCAGAGTAAAATTAGTCGTAGACTACGAAAGGTTATTCACCAAATCTCTGACGACGACTAATGGCCAAGCAAAGATCAGACAAAAGCCGCTATCAATCTCGGTATTCCCCACAGGGGTATGTTCACGCTGCTCAATATATAGCAGAATTAATCTGTGAAAAAAAGGCAGTAGCAGATAAAACGGGTGAACTGCCCCTCAAGTTTTGGGAGCTACCCGACTGGAAAAAGTTCTATCAATATCAAGTAGTATTAGCCAATCGGCTCATGAAGGCCCACGGCGAACACGCTATTATTTCAGCCCTGCGTGACAACCGGACATGGAAAACATGGTCGTTGCGTAGTCCTTGGCTAGTTAAAGTTATTGAAGAATATGTGGAAAAGGCTGAGCTTTCTCGTAAGATTGCTGAAGAAGTTGAATACGACTTTTCTGAAAAGAAAACTTTCGATAGCAACAATAAGAAAAAATCAGTAATATCAAAGCTGAAGGATTTAGAATGACTAAGAAACCGGATTTTGACAAGGACATTGCAAAAGAATTTGGGGATGTACTACTAGACCCCGCCTACATCATAGATAACCCACCGCCCCTTATTCCGCTAACCCCTAAGCTCGACATAGCTCTTGGGGGTGGCGTTCCTGAAGGCTCTCTGTTTATTATGACTGGGCCAGAAAAGGTGGGAAAGACAACGGTAGCACTACACTTCTGCAAAAACGCTCAGAGGGTATTGCTGGCAGATGGGTCACGCAGAAAGATTATGTACGGCAATATAGAAGGTCGTCTCAAGAAGCGTGACCTAGAGGGCATAAACGGCCTAGACTTAGACCCAGACTACTTGCGGATAGTGGGATCGACTAAGGGTAATATCTTGTCGGGTGAAAAGTATCTGGCCATCTTTGATAACATGGTACATCATATTCCTAATTCTGTAGGAGTGATAGACTCTTTCTCTGCCCTTGCTTCTGAAAAAGAATTAAAGGAAGACTTAGCAGACGCACAAGTGGCGGTCATGCAAAAGTTTATTGCTAAGTTCACACGTAGATTTGCTAACGTGCTCCCCATTAATCGAGTAACCCTGGTAGGCATTACGCATATCATGGCGAACATTGGTGCGATGGGCAACGCAAAAAAGAAGGTGGAGAAGTCTGGTAACGCCCTAAAATATGCTCAGGACGTAAAGCTATACGCTACACATAGAGAGCCCTTGAAGCAAGGAGAGTATCAGATAGGGCAGAAGATTAATTGGATCGTAGAAAACACGGCAACGAACACCGCTCCTGGTCAAAAGGTACAGTGCTATATGAAATATGGCCGTGGCATTTGGGAAGAGATGGAGCTAATCGACCTAGCTTGCGACTTCGGAATATTGAAAAAGTCAGGAGCCTGGATTAAGTTCAACGATGGCAGCCAGTATCAGGGTAAACCAAACGCTGCTGCCTTTTTAGAGCAAGATCGAACAGCCTTTGACCAATTAAATGCCGAGGTCAGAGTGATGGCGGGACTTGAGTAACAAATGAAAACTCGTGATCTAAACGGGGATATAGTAGACTGGAAGCCAAAGGGCGAAGTGGTAGCGGCTCAGGATAAGCGTAGTCGCTCTAAGCTACACCTGGATGTTCGGCGTATACTTTATGACCTGTTCCCCACATCACAAATAACAGAAGAGGTTCCGATCCCAGTTAGACGAGGGACGACTCAATATTTTGATTTCTTTATTAACGATATTAAGCTTGCCGTAGAAGCACACGGTATCCAGCACTATAAATACAATAGTATGTATCACTCGACGACTGCTCATTTTTTACAGCAAAAGAAAAGAGATATAGATAAGAGAGAGTGGTGCGAGATTAACAATATTACTTTGATCGAACTACCTTATAGTGAAGGTGATGAAGAATGGCGAACCCGAATACAGAATCGCTAACTCCAAAGCAGCGACTCGACCAGCTAGATACAGTTTTAAACGAATACGAGGCTAGACTTGGCCTTGCTGAGTTTAATGAGGACCACGATGGGTCTGAGATCAATACGTATCTTGGTATGGATCGTCGGCAAATGGAGAAATTAACTGTCGAAGACTGTGCTGAGATCGCTATGATCTTAGACAGCTTTGCTTTTCATTTGCAGAGAGCCCTTAATAGAGAGACTGCAAGGGTTAACTGGTCAAAGAATGTACTGAGAGAAATGATCTCCGGTCGAGAGTCCCAGTATAATGGCTCTTGGGACAGTCAGTTTGTACAGGCTATTAAAGAGAATAGCTATGCGAAAGGTGTTTTTAAAATACAGAACTATGCTCAACAGCGGGCTGATAGGATTACATACTTGGCGACCTCGGTTAGAAGCCGCAGTAATCTATTTATGAATCTACAAAAGGCAAAGGCAATGCGATGAATAAAAAAGAAAGAATAGCTAGACTATTATCGAAGTTAAATCCCGAAGACTTGGAAGAGTTGGAGTCGGTACTGTCAGAAAATTTAGAAGAAGAAGTAGAAGAAGATGAGGTAGAAGATCAGACACCGCCCAATCAGCATCAAATCCGTGGCCCCAAGCCCAATAGGAGAAGGGGGAAGGGTAGGCGTAATACGAACCAGCCTCAAAGTAAAGGTAAAAAACGTAAAGAAAATCGCACCGCCGTCAAGTCAAAACAGCGGGCCTGTCGTATACTTCCCTTTGAGACGGGTGATCGTGATAATAAATTTCACGAGATTTTAGACAATCCTAGTTTAGACCCCGCAGAACAGGCAGAATTAGCTCAGGCAGCAGAGGCAGATAAAGCAGACCGTAAGGTTCGTAGCAGTAGAGCTAAAAAGCGACCTAATCCTATGGTTGAGGTTCGTTGCCACACCTGCGGAGAAGTAGAACAGGTGTCTGGCTCCTTAGTTTCTAATGCAAGTAGATATAAGTGTAACTCGTGTTCAGGGAGTGCTTGTGGATGATATTAAGTGACGCCGCCGCAGAACGTGCCGTTCTTGCAGGAATTACTAGGTATGGAAACGAAGCATATTACGATGTCGCAGACTTGGTAAATAGTGAAACCTTCACTATTGAATCCAACAATGTTATTTATGCGTGTGTCCAACGCCTCATGCAGGAAGACGACACTAGGAAGATTGACATTGCTTCGATCCTATCTTCTGCCAAGGAGCTAGGTCTATCAGATTTCTTAAATCAGAAACAAGAAATCAACCACCTTTCAGCCATCTTTAAGTTTCCAGTCCTGCTAGACAACGTGCGTAGGTTTGCCGCCAAGATACGCAAGCTGCAAATCGCACGAATGATGTACGAGCAGCTAGAAGAGACTAAAGATAAATACCTGCATATCAAAGGCGACGAACCCGTCTCTCATATTCTAGGCATTGCCGAAGAGTCCATCTTCGACTTCACCAGTTTACTTAACGATAATGACGATACCCCCCAAAAGGTATTTGAAGACATAGAGGAGTATCTAGATGAGCTTAGTTCAAACCCTGTTGACCAGATTGGAATACCCACTGGCTTTTCAAAATACGACTTTGCTATTGGCGGCGGGCTCAGGCGTGGTACTGTTAACGTTATTGGTGCTCGTCCGAAGGTTGGAAAGACCCTAATGGCCGAGAACGTCGGCATTGCGATTGCTAAAGGCGGCATTCCTGTACTCAACCTTGATACTGAAATGCGTAAGAAGGATCACCAAGACCGTGGTATGGCCATGCTGTCTTACGAAAGCGACAACAAGGTTACTATTAACGACGTTGAAACGGGCCAGTTCACAGATGACTTAAAGCAATTGGGCATTGAGAATAAAGATATTGAATATTATCATAAGAATGTTGGGGGCAGACCATTTGAAGATCAGCTTTCAATTATGAGACGTTGGATTGCTCGCACTGTTGGCGTAAACGATCAGGGTAAAGCAAACGACTGCGTTATTATTTATGATTATTTAAAACTGATGGACTCAGCCGATCTTCGCGGAGACATGAAAGAGTTCCAGGTGCTAGGGTTCATGATGACCGCCCTGCACAATTTTGCACTACGTTACGACGTACCCGTTTTAACTTTCATCCAACTAAACCGCGATGGTATTAATAAAGAAACGACAGACACGGCCAGTGGCTCTGATCGAGTCATTTGGCTATGTTCTAACTTCACTATCTATAAGCATAAGTCAGACGAAGAAATAGCAAAAGACGGGCCAGAGAATGGTAATAGAAAATTGGTTCCGGTAATCGCTCGCCACGGAGAAGGCTTGGACGATGGAGACTACATCAATATACTAATGAAGGGTAAGTACGCCAAACTAATTCAGGGCTATACCGCATATGAATTAGACGGTGGAATAGGAACCGGTGACGATGACTATGCAGAACAAGAAGCAGACGTACCATTCTAAGTACAAAGATCAAGAGAAGCTAAACGGGCTTACTGATCTAGTATTAGATAATATCGAGCAAGTATATGAATACTTTGACTTGGAGTCTCGTCGTGGAGAAAAGGTTATCTTTTCATCGTGCTTTATTCATGGCGGCGATAATACTTCGGCGTTGAATCTTTACTATAACGCCGACTATAGAGTCCACTACAAATGTCGAACTCATGAGTGTGAGAGGCATTTTGGAACGTCTCTCCTGAGTATGATCCGAGGCGGTCTGTCTCACCTTCGCTACGGCTGGAAATCGGCTGGCGATAGAACTGTTTCTTTCGATGCCACCGTAGAGTTTCTATTAGAAAAGTTCGATCTAAAATTCTCTAAGCTCAGTGGAGCTACCCATAGTCAAGACCATCAAGAGTTTTGCAAGCTAATTAATACTTTAAGCCATCAAGATACTCCCTCTAGTGGAATTGTTACCAAAGACTTCTATAGGAGTAAGGTGGATATACCTTCGCAGTATTACTTGCAGCGGGGATATTCTATTGAAGTGTTAGATGATTATGATGTGGGTACTTGTAAAACATATAAAAAGCCCATGTATAATCGAGCCACAGTTCCAGTATACGATGCTAGCGGAGAACATATCATAGGCTTTACAGGACGTAGTATATTTGGAGTATGCGATGAGTGTAAGTCCTATCACGATCCTAGTAAAGATTGCTATTTTTTTCCAAAGTGGAAGCATACAAAAGGCTTTGAGAAGGAAAAGTGTTTGTATAATTACTGGAAGGCAAAGCAGCACATCCAGAAAACTGGAGTTATTATTTTAGTTGAATCTCCTGGGAATGTGTGGAGACTAGAAGAGGCAGGAATACATAATTCCGTAGGGCTATTCGGAGCGGTGCTACACGACTCTCAGAAAGCATTAATAGACGAGTCAGGAGCATTGTCCATTATAGCCTTGATGGATAACGACGAAGCAGGACAACGAGCGGCAGAAGAAATTACTAAGAAGTGTAGCAAAGCGTACCGCCTATACTTCCCCTCTTTTGACGGGGGCGATATAGCGGACCTAAACATAGACAGTATTACTGAAGATATAAAGCCATATATTGATTTGGCCAAGGAGAATTATCAATGAGTGAAACAAGAACACATGCACTAGACTACCTAGTAAACAAGGCTAAGTCCGACAGATCAAAGGCACTCATGTCTCTGACCCTACTGCTAGATAAGTCGGTAGGAATTGGCGACCACTCTACCGGAGACTTCCAGAAGAACCTTGACGAAGCACTCGATCAGCTAGTTGATGCTAAAGACCGTCTAGATATTCTACGCGAAACATTTGGGCGGGAGGAAGGTACAAAATGACGCAAATAATTGGATTTGCTGGTAAAAAGCAAAGTGGCAAAAACACGGCTTGTAACTTCATTATGATGCTTAAACTGAAGCAGTATAATATTTCTAGGAATATTAGAATTAATGA